TGGGAACTCATCCACTACAAAGATTGATTGGTGGTTTGAAAATCTTTGTGTTGTAGCAGTCTATATTGTCATACTCTTTGGCATACTGCATTACTTTTTAATTAATCGGCCATTGTATCTTTACTATCGTATTAAGTATGGTAAATTACCAAAAGAATATGTTAAGAAGTATGGTGAAGATTACACCTTTTTTAAAAGGGACTTGACATAATAGGTAAATATGATATATTGGATATGTTATGAATAAGTATATTAAAATATATGATAATGTATTAACGAAAGACCAATGTAATCAGTTAATACAAAAGTTTGAAATCTCAACTGACCAACAAGTCAGGACTGAGATGATGAACCATAGATATTTCACCGAAATTAATATCAATCAACATAAAGATTGGGAAGGCTTTGTCTTAAATCTATATGACATATTCAGACCTTATGTAGAAACATATAAGAAAGATTGTAACATTACCTACAATCAATGGCCTGAGAAATATGGTTTTGAACAAATGCGTTTTAAGAAATATAATCCAGATGGTAAAGATGAATTTAAAAGTCATGTTGATGTAGGTGACTATGCAAGTGCTAGAAGATTCTTAGTTTTCTTTTTGTACCTAGATGACAATGAAGAAGGTCAAACTGGTTTTGATGAATACGATATAAAAGTGAAACCTGAACCTGGCCGATTGTTAATGTTCCCGCCAACTTGGACATATTTACATACTGCATATAAACCTGTAAAAAAACCAAAGTACATTATTGGTTCGTACTTACATTACATATAAATATCTGTGTCAGCATCGCTGACATTTTCACACATCTAATATAGAAAAAGAGCAAGGCAGCCGACAGGTGTTTTGTGCTTAAATATTGTCGCAAGGAGATAAACAAACAATGTTAAAGAAGTTATTTAAAATATTTGAACAAATTGGTTATGCAAGAGCAGCTCATAATCTTGCCTTAATGGGAAGACATGAAGAAGCAAAGAAGTTGATGATGCACAAGGAGGCGGTCTAAATGGGACGCCTACTTAAAAAGATTTTTGGTCTTGGTCATGTTGATGTTGATAGTGGTATCAAGTCATTCTGCCAGGCTGAATACGGCAAAGATTGGTACTATGCGTATGTTACCTATAAGCAAGACGGAAAGTTTCCTAGTATAATGAGGGTTAAAGTTTAAACAAATCTCGTATTGATTTTTGAACTTCGTTTAAATCTGCATCCTTATCGACCTCAGGCTTCTCAGCCCAAGTAATCATAAAGAACACAAGAAAAGTAACTGGAAGTCCTATTAGCAATAATAGGACTCCATGTGTAATGTCCATCTGAATATTTAGATTTTAACAACAGTCTAAAGTTTCTAATAGACGAGCCATGTAATCATTACTTGTTGCACACATACATGGTGACTTCAAAACCGAAACGCATTTCAGTAACTTCTGGTTTACTCCACATAAAATATCTCCTTATAAGAATTAATCTATACTACATTAATACTTATAGGAACTTACATAACAATCAACTACGCAAAATCATTAAATTATACTAAGTCGAATAAAGAGAATTTTCCGAGTTTCCGGGAGACGATTTTCCTACAACATATCTTCTTTAAACTGGCCGCTGGAATGAACCTTGGAGCTGTCCTTGGAACTCAGACACCGTTATATATAAGTTTACAGTCCTTCAGAAACGCATAGAGATACTATGCAATTATACACAGTTATAACCAGTTATACGCTACATCTCATAAACGGCGAATATACGCTACACACGATAAGCGTAAGTTAATACTATTATCCGCATAAAAGTGAGAACATTTCCAGAACATCACCAGGCTGCGACATTATTGACCATATTTAATGGTTGACTTCCAGCCCCTTATAGTGTACTATAATAGTATATGAAGGCAGTTGTTTTTTTTGTTAATTCACTTTCTGTTGTTTACAACCGCCTTTGTATTTTAACTATGAAAGAACACTATGAAACAGTATAATATAAAACTTGATTTGAACTTAGATAACAAAGACTATTATTATCGTATAAACAAAAATAAGAATGGCCACCTTGTAAGACAAAGAGTATATAAAAAGAGTAAAGACGCAATCTTTCAATCTACTGAACTGTCTGCAACTGACAATATGATAAGTGAATTTAACTTAGATAATATTATTGCAAAGAATCAGATAAAAGACAAAATAACAAAAGCCTTAACTCACCTCACTCCAAGAGAAGAAAGAGTCATAAGAATGAGATTTGGTATTGGTTTGAATACTGACCACACCTTAGAACAAATAGGTAGTAGTAAAGAGTTTTATGTGACTGCCGATAGAATTAGACAAATTGAAGCAAAGGCCATGAGAAAGTTAAGACATTATTGTAAAGACTTTAAAGAGTTAGTCGCATGATTAAAAAAAGATATTTCCATGAAGTAGTAGAAGAAGAACAAAAGATATTAGATATTGGACTTAAACAGTCCAGATTAAATAAAAAAGAAAGACTTGAAAAAGAAAAGACAACAAGTGAACAACTACAAGATGAATTGGAACCAATAGATGATTAGAGGCTGTGTAGGATTCTCTCATATAAAAGGCCGTCTAATAGGGTATATGATATGTGTAAGAGGAAGTAAGACTGTAAGTGTGTCTTTACCTTGGCCAATATACTCTATAATGAAACGACTTTGGAAGAGTGAAAATGGCCTCCGAAATTTTTTATTTGAAAAACCTAAAAACGACTTCCAGTCCTTGATGAGCTAAATTGGCCATTGGATATATCTCTACAACCATATTACATTTATAGATTAGAAAAAGCGGCCAGTCCGGATAAGCGCTTTTCCATATATGGCCTCCTCAGATATAATACTAAGGGTTTAAGTCTATCGTTGCGCCTCTATGAATGACTGCGCCTGTCGTGTTACTTGTCTTACTGCCTTCAATGGTTTCTGTCTTATTACCTGAAACGGCCATGGTATAGTTACCTGCGACTTTCACATTGTAATCCCCACCACTATTCACATTAATATTGCCATCTACGGTGACCACATTGATATTGCCTTGGTCTACTTGTATGTTAATGTTGGCGTTGGGACCTATCTGTATATCGTAATGGTTATTTAATACACCACTCTTGTTAATGTATATCTTGTGACGGCCATCTATGGACACATCACAATCACCTGTAATTTGTGCTTGCCTTTTGCCTTTAATAAAGGTATAATGGTCGCCTTTGATTATATCTGTTCTGGTTCCGTTCGGTCCTATTTCGTAGGCCGTACCTGTCTTGTGCCTTTGGTGTATTCTCTCATGGCCATTGGTATCGTCATATTCCATTAGATGGCCACTCTCACTCTCATACACATGATTATATGGATAAACGGCCGCATAAGGTATCTCAGGCTGGTCAAATGTGTCACCATCCGAACCTAATATCACCGAACCATCGGCCGCCGTAACAGGATTGAAGTCGGCCGTGGCCACTCCAGTTATTCTGGTACTTCTTCGTAGTGTAAGGGATAGGTGTGGATTGGTCTCCGAACCATCCTCCTTGAGATTTACCGCTAATCTGTTCGTATCTACTTCATCTTTATACTTAGGGTATACACCGTTAGGGTCATAGAAGCCCTTGTTTGTATTCGCTAATTCAAATGGCCGGCCAGGTATAGAACCTAATACAACTGGCTCTTGCATATTCTCACCATCTCTAAAATAACCAAAACACCATGTGCCTTCGACTAGGAAACTTGGCGACTGGCCTAATCCTGAAATGGCCGCTGAAGTGGTAGGTAAAACACAAGAAGCCCACGGTAAATCGGCCGTAGGTAACTCTATCTTGTCATCTGTATGAAGGCCAATACAACGAACACGAACACGGCCAAGGTACTGAGGGTCATGCCTGTCTTCTACGACACCAGTAAACCAATAAAAACCGTTACGGCCACTAAAATTTTTGTCTGTAATCATTTGTTTTTAAACCGATATATTGTTTGTTTTAATACGCTAGCCATACGCATTATTTGGCCATTTACTCCGGCCTTACGCAAAACACAGGCCACTCTATACTTAGTCTTATTCCATATACAAGGCAAGCATAAACCCTTGCCACCGTTGGATTTTGATTTACGCAAGTCTGACTTCATCTCTAAGTTTGACACTAAATGGCCGAATATTCCCACTTATACTCTCCCTAATAACTCATCTATCAGACCCTTACGGCCTTTATAAAAGTAAGCATATTTACACTGGTAGTATTTGGTTACCATTCTCTCAATCATTCTTTTTATCATCTTTCTTTACTTTCTCATCCTTTTTCACAGTTTTCTTTGCACTTTTACATTGTCCACAACATTTCGGTGTGCCACAATGAATATGTTGTTGTTCTTTCTTATCGGCCATTGTTCACTTCTTTCTCTTTAGTTCTTTTTTTAGCCATTCTGCCCATATTAACAGGCCGGCTATTGTTATTACAAATAATATTGATATTATCATAGTGTTCTCCCGGAAGCGTCGGAAACTCTCTTATCCTTGTAGTGTATTCTCATCTGCTTGGTATATATCTACTGCGTCCACCTTGTTTGTTAATGTAATAAGTTCGTCCATTTCGATTGGTAATTCGGTTGCCACACTATCTTTCACACATCTCATATTCATGGTGTGTTTTTGATTGGCTATGTCAAATTTGTGTTTTAATTGTAGAATTAGATAACGGCCACTATAATAGGGGTTTAACTTTTGTGCCTCGTCATGTCCTACTTGTTTTTGATACGGTAATGCAAAGGAGATGATTTCTCCTGCGTTTAATCGTGTCTGGCCTGGTACGGTTAGTAATAGATGAAAGTTTGCCATTTGGGCTCGTTGTGATGTTTTATTCGGCAGTACATCTTTCACAGGTGTAAAATCGTAATCATTATGTTTCTTTGATGTTTGTACAACATTCATTAATTTCTGCATAGGAAAATCACCTAATGTTTTACCTGTATTGTCAAACTTAGTAAAGGGTTTCAACCACTTGGTAAATGACTTTTCACCTTCTCCTGTGTATTCAGTATGATAATATTCACCAAATTCTTCAAAGTAATCATAATCAAAGGTTTCAATCTTCTTGTGGTAAATATCATTGGTCACTACACGGTTGGCATATAGACCAGCACTCATTTCTTCTAACTGATTGACGGCATCTTCAAAGGTGTAATTATACACCGCTCTTAAATCTTTGACTAAATCTACCTCACCTTTTTCTGTACGCACTTTGGCTGGTTGTATTGCGTAAAGTTCTGATGGTGGTCTGGCAATGGTACCATTCATGGCCATTAAGGATTCAAAACTTCTAAAATTAAACCCTCTTGTGGTTTCATAGAACAAATAACCTGCGTTCTTATATTTCTTTGATATACTATGGTCAGCCAGAAACTTAATGGTTGCCATAGGTTTTAAATTAGGTATCACATACTTCGTATTGGTAGCAGTCGGTTCTACATAAATTGGTTTACGACTGTCTAAGTATTTCTCATCTTGTACTAATTCATATACAGCATTCTCTAAAGGACCTGCAAAGGCCTTACTTACTCTTACCACATTGTTTTTATATGCTTCTCTACTTGTGAAGTATAAACGATACACTTGTTGACGGCCTGTACCACTTGTGTTCTTAATACGAGCAATCTTATAGATGTATAAAGTATCGGTCTTATCTTCTCTAAAATCTATTTCATCTTGGTTGGGTGTATAAACATGGAGTTCTAATCGTTCCATGCCTGTTAAAGGTAATAATGTTCTTATATCGTTTGTATCAGCCAAATCTATCTCACCTGTAATTACAGGAGATGTAATGTCCTCTACTAAGGAGAAGGAAAGTAATTGCGGTAATACATTGACACGAAAGGCCTTTTCTGATTCAGGTGCTTTACGATAGGATATAATGGTGCATTTCTTAATACGAAAGTCACCTGCGAAATTTAAATTTTTGTCGTTATTGTCTGCAAATGCCATATCATTATCTTCTTACAAGTCGTTCAAATTCTTCAATAAAGGTATTCAAGTAAGCTGGGTCAAGTAATTTTATATTTCTTTTCTCATCTTGTAATCGTTGTTCATATTCATAATTAGATACTGATTGTGCATCAGGATCCGTGCTGTTAACTTCTATCTTGTGTGAGTAATCATCAGGACCATTGCCTGTTTGAGGTCCACTTGATTGTGTTTTCTCGTAATGATGTATTGCACCAGGATTTGCGTACTTGTCTTTTACATATTCTTCAAATGCCTGATTGTCTAATGGCCACCCATAAAATCTGTCTGTAATGTTATTCATTAATAGAATAACCCAAAAGTAATCTGTACTACCAAAATGTTTATATGAAATAGATTCAGGTGTATCACCATTTTGTATATCATATCTGGCAAATAGAGCTGCGTTATCTTTTACTTCATCTCTAACTTTTAATCGTCTGAATATATCAGTTACTAACTTTGTGTTGCCACTATTGTTAATGTCATATAATCTTTTTGGAAATGTTTCGAAATATTGTGCCATCTTAGTAGTTATCCGCTATTTCTTTCTTCGTTAAGATTGTAGTTTCTACAAAATTTAGACCTAATGAAATGTTTACAGGAGCTGCACCTTCATCATCAAACTGTCTAAAGGTTGCATACGCATCACCACCATAATCTACATCAACACCTTGACATACACATCTACTAATGTTATGTAAATAATTATTCTTTTGGTCGTTATATGCGTAATGAATTTCAAACTCACTTGGCACTCTAAAATATCTTGCACCTACATTTTCATCTAATTCGGGGTGCATATGAAATTTAAAGAATTTAATAATCTTTTGAATATCTTGTGCCTCGTCTTTATTTCTAGCAATTAGATTAAATGTATAAGAGAAAGTTCTGTCATTTACTTTTTTAAATACGGCCTCACTAAAGTTATTTTCTGCTGTTGCTGTTACTTTACTGATTGCACCTTCAATATCACCTAAACCTATTGCTTGACCTGTTTCAACTGCAAGTTTTCTAGCAGCTGATAATGCACCACCGCCGATACCTTTTAAAACTGCTTCGACTTGACCTGCTGTATTATCTGCACCCATAGCTTCTGATATTGCTTTTGCACCCATACCAGCAAGACCTAATTCTGTGTGACCTGTATCTGCACCGTAACTTACTTTTACTCCTGGTGGCATATACAATGCAACACCGCCTGTTACATGAGAATGTGTTTGTAAACCACCTGCTAATACACTATTCGGCGCTGACCTGCCTATTTTTATTTCATCACCGCCAGCTCTCGATTTTAATTTTTTAATTTTGTAAGCACCTTTGCCTACTTTTTCCATTCCCTCATAACCACCATAAATGTCTTCTCTATCAATTGATACACCAATCTTATCATTAAATTTTTTATCTAAGTCAATTGATTTATTGTTAGAAATAGAATAGAAAATGATGTAATGACCCATACCATTTTGTACACCAAGGTCTCTTGGAAACTGTATGTTTGTAAACCCTAATGGATTTTTAACTAGATGTGCTGTTGGTTCTTTTGCTGGGTCAATTGTTAATGGATTTTGTGTCAATAACTGTTGCGCCATTGCCTTTGGATGTGAGGGCAAACCTCCACCAAAGAGGGCTGACTTTGCGTTTGCTAATAATGAACCTAATTTGATTGATGCCATGGCTTACTAAATATCCTTACCTATTTGGTAATATTTATATGGAAAAATGAGATGACTTATAAAGGAATTTACAAACCCACCAATCCAAAGAAATACGCTGGCGACCCTAATAATATCGTTTATCGTTCTAATTGGGAGCGCCGATTTATGAGGTACTGCGACCTCAATGATGATATTATTTATTGGGCAAGTGAGGAGATTGTTATACCTTACATTAGCCCACTTGATAATAGAGTTCATAGATACTTTCCTGACTTTATTATTAAAACTAAACACAATAAAAAGTTTATGATTGAGATAAAACCAGCCAAATACACCAAACCACCAAAAGCACCTAAAAAGAAAACTAAGGCGTTCATGCGTGAAAGTGTGGAGTTTATACGCAATATGGCAAAATGGAAAGCGGCACAAAAATATTGTGAAGATAATAATTTAGAATTTAAAGTGTTTACTGAAAAAGAATTAGGTATTTACTAAGCGTAAATGGCGTCTTTCATGCCTCTATCACCTGTCATTGTTTCATCTGCGATAATAGTTTGATTGACACTATTTTGTGTTGTTGATGACACATTACCACCTGTGCTTACATTTGTATTTCCGCCACCGCCTTGCATTGCAGCCGCATATTCAGCACCTTCAGTATTTAAATTTTTACCACTTGCGTTAGCATCTATAGTAACAGTTTGAGGGTCACCTGTTATATCTGACATATCACCTGTTGCACCTTGCGATACATTTGAAACAGGTTCTTCACCTGTTTTTCTAATTCTATAAAATGCTCTACCAAAAAATCCACCATCATCATATACAGGTTCATATGTGCCTTGACCCATACCTGTTAATTCACTTGCCATAATTTTAGCCTGCTCTTCATCACCAATTTTCATCATCTTGCCGTCAACAGGACTTAAAACATTACCTTTATCATCTACATTAATTTTTTTAACCCATTTGCCATCTTCTTGTGCAATTGCTTCAGCAACCGAAGCATCACCACCTTCTTGTTTGATGGTTGTGCCGCCACTATCGCCTATAATTTTTTCTTTAAGAGCTTTTGCTTTGTCGCCAATGAAAGGTAATCCCTCAACTGATTCTAAAATACCAACTAATAAGTTTTTCATCAACTCTTTAATTTTTCTAAAAGGTGCCAATGCAAAATCAATAATACCATCTTTAATTTCAGTAAATTTTGCTGATATACTATCTGAAATTT